CGCTGGTAATCGCGGTAGTCTTCATAATATTGTGGTTCCTATGGGTAATGATTCTGCTAAGGATGAGTCACACATTTCGTGGGCAATCTTCTTTGCCGTCCTTGTGGTGTGTCTTGTGCTAGTGATTGCGATCCCTGCACTGGCAATCATGTATGGCGATATGTCAAACGCTACTGCTATGGCGATGGAAGAGACAAAGAAAATGCGTGAGTTGCGCATAAAAATGATGTTGGAAATACAGGATCGATAATAGACACTGGCTTTTGCATAAAAAGGATAATCATGCTTACAATTTTCTCAACTTTCGTGTCGTTCCTGATGGGCGGCTTACCTAAGCTTCTCGACTTCTTTCAAGACAGACAAGACAAGTCACATGAGCTAAAGCTTGCCCAGATGCAAACTGAGCGTGAGTTGCAATTAGCCGCTGCGGGGTTCGTGGCACAAGAGCGCATAGAAGAGATCAAACTGGATGAGATACGGACTCAAACTGCCTCTGCGGAGAAAATCTCTCTAATCGACGCACAATCTGCGGAGATGAATGCGATTTATGCCCACGACACTAGCCTGAATGAAGGCACATCCAAGTGGATGAAAGACCTACGTGCCAGTGTGCGTCCTGTGATTACCTACGGTTTCTTCTTTCTGCTAGTGGGCATTGATGCTGTGATCGCGTACAAAGGCTTGACAACGGGCGTAGACTTTACAGCGTTGGCTGACCAGTTATGGGATAACGAGACTCAGGCGTTGTTTGCAAGCATCATAGCATTCCACTTTGGCGGTCGGGCGTTTGGAAAATGATCTACGTAATTTATTTCAGAATGCTTGTTACTTTAATAGCTAGTGTGTATCTAATTTTACATTTATCAAAATGAAGACCTTTGTTGTTCGCCCCGAGTTGATGTTTGTTGGTCAGGTACACGGTAAAAAAGTATCGTTAGACCCGCAAATTAAAGCTGCGACTGAAAAGTATGGTGCGTGGTACGAGGGTGACGGTGGTGACAAGATACAAGGCGTTTCCTATAAAGGATCATGGGATGATGCTGCCGCAAAAGATATAAAAGGCTATCCCAAGCATTTTTTGTTTGTGCTTTTTACTAACACAGCAACAAATGAACAGAAAAAAATATTGGCAGGTAATGGGACTATTTTTGACCGCATATTAAAAACGCAAGATAGCTTTGGTTATTTTAGTAATAAGCGGTTTGACGCAGATACGTTGACAAGTTTTTTGGAAGAAATGGGCGAGGATTATTTAAAGCTCAGTCGCTCACAAGCAACTAAAGAAAATGTAACGAGGTTTATAGATAAAGGCGAACGTGCTATGTGGGAATCGGGAAATACTCCTGCAAAGAAGATGGCAGACAAAGCAAATAATTACCGCGACATGTGGCTTTTATCTCAGCCCAAAGGCGTTTATTTTGTCGGCTCAGACCACATAAAAGACTTAGAAGATTTGTTTAAACACAAAGGATCAGGAGTTCAAAAAGCTGACCCTTTGGCAAAAAATACTAAATTTATATGATCAGCCCCAAAGCCTTAAAGATGATCAAGCACCACGAAGGAGTAAGGAATAAACCTTACCGATGCCCTGCACGACTTTGGACAATTGGCGTGGGCCATGTAATTGATGCAAATCATGCAAGAGTACCGTTTGAAGACAGACTAAGTTTGCCTTGCCCAGAAGGCTGGAACCGTGTATTTACAGTGGAAGAGGTAGATGCCATACTTGCAAAAGACCTTGAGAGGTTTGAACGTGGAGTTCTTAAATATTGTCCTACTGCTGGCGCTAATCAAGGCTGGCTGGACAGTCTAGTCAGTTTCAGCTTCAATGTAGGCTTAGGTACATTGCAACGCAGTACACTACGGCAGAAGCATAATCGTGGCGATTACGCGGGTGCAGCCGACGAGTTTTTAAAGTATTGCAAAGCTGCGGGGAAGGTCTTACGAGGCCTTGAAAATCGCCGCAAAGATGAACGAGCGCTGTATCTTAGCTAAATAGAAGAGACTTTAATGTACCTAACTAGCAACATACCTTACTTTAAATGCTGGGTTAGAAAAGAGTTTACCAATGGTCATCAAAAGTACCATGGTGAATACATACACGCATTAGCTGTTGCTGTTACCACTATGCCTGACAGATCGTTGAGCTTTCAGGTTATTTTTACCGGATGTGAGGCAGACGACGGAAGTCAGCCAAACGTCCATGGCGGGGCAATGTGGGCACGGATGCCACTTACTGCGCTAGTGGGGGATATACCTTTGGAGCTATGGCCCGAGCGTATGCAAACACATCTTGCACAGCCTTGGGATTGCAATTCGTATAACCATACGATTATTAGTATTGATCGCGCAAAACCTTCGCCTTGGTTATGTAAAATCAATAATGAGTTCCATACAGGGCGATATTTGTTTACAGTAGATTATGCCGAAAGTGAGGTGTCGGAAGACCCTTCTCAGCATAAGCAAAGTCATGTATTAATATTGACTGATGCAGGTAAGTGGACAGGAAACGTAGTAGCTTTACCAAACAATCGTGTGCGTGTCACTAGCCCAGCGTATTGGGTTACGGGCGAGGGAGCACCTGATTTTCGACCCAGCCAATGGATTCAATGTGCCGAGCAGGATGATTCATACATGGACCCCGAGGCCACTTTTAATAACTTGTACAAGGAATAGTATCATGATGAAATCAAAGATGATGGCAAGCGGCGGCATGATGAAAAAAGGTTATGCAGCAGGCGGTGCAGTTATGCCTATGGTTATGAAAGACGGTAAAAAAGTCCCAGCATTTACCGTTGATAAGAAGGGCAAGATGGCAAGCGGCGGCATGATGAAATCAAAAATGGCTGCAGCTGGTGGCAAGGCTAAAGCAAAAATGACAAAGAAGAAATAATCATGGCAACGAAACCCGGTCTCTATGCAAATATCGCAGCCAAGAAAAAACGTATCGCTTCTGGCAGTGGTGAAAAAATGCGTAAGGTAGGTTCTAAGGGTGCACCTACAAAAAGTGATTTTATTAACTCAGCAAAAACGGCTAAACCTAGAAAAACGGCAAAGTCTCGTAAGGGGTAAGTAATGCCGCTCAAGTCATTGCGTTTCAAGCCGGGGATCGTCAAAGAAGTTACCTCGCTATCCAATGAAAATGGGTGGTTTAACGGTGACAAGGTACGCTTTCGCTTTGGTTTTCCAGAGAAGATTGGCGGATGGATACGCCTGTCGGACGTTACCTTTTTAGGAACAGCACGTTCCTTATGGAACTGGACCACGCTTGTTGGCAATAACTTACTTAGTGTTGGCACGAATCTCAAGTTTTATATTGAAGAAGGTGGCGCGTTTTACGATATCACGCCACTTCGCACCACAGTCAATCCAATGCTTGGTGCGCAGCCTCCTGCCACAGGCAATCCGTTTACTACCAATACGACAAGTGGCACAGCCAATAGGGTATTAGTTACTGACTTTAACCATGGCGCGTCCACTGGTGACTATGTGACGTTCTCTGGCGCTACCACAGTTGGTGGCTTAAATCTAAACAAGGAGTTCCAAGTAACGTATGTCAATACTAACCAGTACACAATTATTGCGTCATCTAATGCTACTTCTGTGGCTACTGGCGGCGGTGCTGCGGTTGTTGCAAAGTATCAGATAAAGATTGGTCTTCCGGTATACGAGCAGATTACTGGTTGGAACGCGGGCGCATGGGGTGGAACCGTGGACAACGAACCAATCACATTGTTGAATGGTGCGATTAATAACTCCGTTACTACTATAACGGTAGATAGCACTACGGCGTATGCGGCAACTGGGTTATTGTTAATTGATAATGAATTAATTACGTATACAGGTAAGACTTCTACTACGTTTACAGGTTGTGTGCGTGGGGCTTCTGGCACGATAGCGGCATCTCACATAGATAATACGATTGTTTACGATGCCGTCGAATATGGTGGGTGGGGCCAATCGTACTCTGTAGGACAAGGTCAGCAGTTACGTCTTTGGAGCCAGAGCAACTACGGTGAGGATTTGGTATTTAGTCCACGTGGTGGTGCTTTGTATTATTGGGAGCCTAGTGGCAATGTGGTAGCTGCGGCGGATACAGTAGGCACATTAATCTCGGGTACGGATGTTCCATCTGTCCTAAATCAAGTGATGGTGTCTGACGCAACGCGGATCACGATTTGTTTTGGTTGTAATGATTATGGTGCGTATGGAACCACGATCCAAGACCCGATGTTAATTCGTTGGTCTGATCAAGAGAGTGTAACGCAATGGACTCCTGCAGCAACTAATCAAGCGGGTAGTTATCGCCTAAGTCGTGGATCAGAAATTGTAGAAGCAATACAAACACGCCAAGAGATCTTGGTATGGACAGATGCTGCGTTGTACGCGATGCAATACCTAGGCCCTCCGTTTGTGTGGGGCTTTACGATTGTAGCTGACAATATTTCTATTGTTTCTCCTAATGCTGCGGCAACAGCTAACAACATAACGTATTGGATGGGTACGGATAAGTTTTACTTCTATTCTGGTAGAACAGAAACGCTGCCTTGTGCATTACGTCGTTATATCTTTGAAGATATAAACATGTCGCAGTCGTATCAGTTCTTTTCGGGCACGAACGAAGGGTTTAACGAAGTATGGTGGTTCTACTGTTCCGCTGAGTCCACACTGATTGATCGCTATGTGGTATTTAACTACCTAGAGAATTCGTGGTACTACGGTAACTTATCGCGGACCGCGTGGCTTGATAGCTCGTTGCGTAAGTCACCTATTGCAGCGACGATTACTCCAGATAGTTTTATTCTGCAGCATGAGACAGGTGTGGATGATGGGGCTACTTCTCCTCCTACCCCGATTGAAGCGTACATTGAATCCGCTTACTTTGACATTGATGATGGCGATTCGTTTTCATTTGTGCGTAGACTCTTGCCTGACGTGACGTTTGAAGGATCCGAAGTTACGTCTCCTGAAGTGACGTTTGAATTGAATGCGTTGCAAAACAGTGGCTCTGGGTATAACTCTCCTGCTTCGTTAGGTGGCAGTAATTCTGCGGATGTTGTGAGAACATCTAGTGTGCCAGTGGAAAAATTTACAGGCCAAGTATTTATTCGTGTGCGGGGACGTGAGATGGCGATCAAGGTGTCATCCAATGGATTAGGCACACAGTGGCAGTTAGGTACTCCTCGTATTGATATTCGTCCGGACGGTCGTAGATGACAACATCTATTATCACGATTGAAGGGGATGTTTTAACGCAGACTACTCCTCCTGCTTTGCCTCATGCTCCTGATCAGTACAGCCGTCAATATCAGGATCAATTGAATAACGTACTACGGTTGTATTTCAACACTTTAAATAACCTGATAAGTCAACTTATGGCTAATACGTCAACATTACCAGTATCAATAGGTGGCACTAATGTAGATGCTTTTGGTAGGTTACGAGTAAGTCAGCCATACACGCTGTTTGATAGCCAAAGCCGTTACGCGGCTGACAATCAATTTGATACATCTACTAGCGGCACAGGGTCTACTACGTTTAATAGTAATCAGTCTAGTGTCAGCATGTCAGTAACTGCGGGTGGGGTAGGCTCTGTAGTGCGTCAGACGTATCGCGTGTTTCCGTATCAGCCCGGTAAAAGCTTATTGGTATTAGCTACGTTTGTCATGGACAACGGAACATCAGCTAATTTAAACCAAAAAGTTGGATACTTTAATACTGATAATGGTGTATTTTTCCGACGCACCACTGGGGTTAATTCTTTTGTTGTGCGCACTAACACAACAGGTACTCCATCGGACGCACGGTCCGCGGCCCAATCTGCATGGAACGGGGACAAGTTAGATGGCACTGGGGCTAGTGGCCTTACTTTAGACCTAACAAAGCCACAGATTCTGTGGATGGATTTTGAATGGTTGGGCGTAGGTTCGGTACGATGTGGTTTTATTATTAACGGTGAATATATAGTTTGCCACACATTTGAGACATCTAATGTGTATGGAACTACTGTCTATATGACGACAGCTATTTTGCCTGTGCGCTACGAGATCACTACAACCACAGCGGCGGTTGCGGCAACACTTACACAGGTGTGTAGTTCTGTTATGTCTGAGGGCGGGTTTGAGCAGGTATCCGTTGAGCATACCGCATCAATGACTAATCTTACTGCTGCTTCTTATTTAAACACTTCGTATAAACCGCTTATATCTATTCGTTTAGCTTCTGGTCGTACAGGTTCTGTGGTAATCCCCACAGGAATTAATTTTCTACCGTCTACTTCGGATAACTTTCAAATTGCACTCGTAAAAAACGCAACACTTTCTACTACTCCTTCGTGGTCTGCAGTTGCTTCTGACGCTAGTGTTGAATTTGATATTAGTTCTACTTCTTACACAGGCGGGACTATTGTATTTAATGAGTTTGCAACTGGAAAAACAGGTCGAAGCATATTGTCGCCAAGTACAGGATATAACTGGGATTTGCAGTTAGGTGCATCCATTGCTGGGGTAAGCGATACTCTTACGTTAGTTGCTCGAACCGTAACAACCGGAGGAGCTGCAGCAGGGGGCGGTATTGGGGCGCTTTCTTTCTATGATCTGACCCAGTAGACCTTGGATTGAGCAACGATAAATGGTACGATTTGTCAACTTTATTATGGCGTAAATAAGCCAAAGGAACGGAAATGGCAGACACCCAAGCAGGCATCATGGCATTGCCTGAAAACCAAGATGTTCAAGGTCCCACGCTGGGACTAGATGATACCTATGACGCTGTAAAACAAGCGCTAGGTGCTGCACGTCCAGATGCTGCGGTGGAGATGGATTCCGCAATGGCGGGTCTAAAAGGCGTTGCCGATGAGCTAACAGATGAGCAGCTCGATTCCATGATGCAGCTAGTACAGTATCTTTATGATAATAAAGAACAGTACAAAGAATTAGTTGCTGAATTAATTACTGCGGGTATCGTAGAAGAAGGCGATTTACCGCCAGAATATGATCCTGAGTTTTTGTCTACGTTCGGCACTATTTTATTAGAAGAGCGTAAATCACGCGGCACGGACCAACCTCCTTTCCCAGAAAAATTTGCTCGTGGTGGCATTGCTGAGGCAGCGCGGATCGTGGCTAACCAAGGCCGTTCTGGCGACACCATGCTGGCGCACATTACTGCTGACGAAGCACGTATGCTGCGCAAAATGGGTGGCGTTGGCACTATCAATCCCGCAACAGGTTTACCTGAATTTGGTGCTTTTGATTTTATTGTCAAGCCACTACAAAAACTCGGCAGTGCTGTATCAAAAACTTTTAAAAGCATTGTAGGTGGTGTTAAAAAAGTACTAGCCAGCCCAGTAGGACGAATTGTTGGAACTATTGCATTAGCCACGTTCCTCGGACCGGGGGCCATGGGTATTACTGGCCTAAACATGTCCGCTGGATTAGCTGCAGCAACAGCGGCTGGCACAGTTAGTTTAGCTAGTGGTGAGAATTTAAAGCAGGCTGTTAAAAGCGCAGCATTTGCGTACTTTGTAACGCCAAGTACTACTGCCCAACAAGTAGCAGCTGGTGCTCCTGCGTTTAATAATCCTGTTTATGATTGGATTGGTAAGACAACAGAACAGTTTGCTGGCGCTAATAATTTTGTAGCGGATGCGCTACAGAACCAATACGTTAAAACTGCTGTGACGGGCTTTGGCACGGGGACCGCCGCTGGTTTGTTGACAGGTGAAAGCCTGCAGGATTCCGTTAAAGGAGGCCTTACTGGTGCAGCGATAGCAACAGGTGTGCAAGCTCTTAATAATACTAGTCAGGCACAAGTAGCTAATGCAAAGTTAGGTGCGGATGTTGCGGATGAGGTAGGAGCTTTAACAACGAATAATGTAGATGGCGCTAAAGCAATGCAAAGTGGAGCTACTAAAGGGACTTATCCTGTTTCAGATTTAAAGGGCGGCACTAATTTTGTCACCAATGAATTTAGTCCACGGGGAGATTTACTTAGCTCTGTAACTACGGATAGTGCAGGTAATGTAATCAGCAGCACTACCTCTCCTACCATTACTAAACCATCTTCTGCTTTTATCCCTAGGGATTTTGATTATGGCGATATTGCTCCTTCCACTGGCGGCGTATCGAGTGTGGATGCGTATGATTTTGACGAACGTATCCCGGGGGCAGGAACTACTTCTTCTGTCAAAGCTCCTGCTCCTACAATAGACGCTGCTGCTGCTCCTGCAGGCGATTCCAAAACATTTGTTCAATCCGCTAAACAGCTGGGGGGAGGAATCCTAGATATTGCTAAGGGAGATTTTTCCAAGGGGTATGAAAATATTGTACAAGGTGGCGGCAATATACTTTTCCCGTCCGGTCCTTCTGCTGATGAATTACTAAAATACCAAGATGATCCTAGGTATTATAATTCTGCAACAGGAAAGTTTACCCCAGCAGGAGAAGCGTTAGTTAATAGTAAGACTCCAAACATGCTGCAAAGATACGGTCCCTCCGCAGCGGCAGGTTTAGGTATAGCTGCTCTTAGTGGCGCGTTTAAACAGGAAGAGCCGCCTCCGTCAGAACAAAGAACATTGCTTTCTGGTACTCCCGGCGAAGATAAAATTGCCGCAAACCCCGATCAGTATGTGGTACAAAACATACCCGGTGTAAGCTATAGCCCAGAAGGTCAGATTGTTTCTTCTGGAAGGGCTCCTTCTACTGTATCTATGCAAGATGTGCGTGTTGGCCCAGCTAACTACACTGCATCTATGCAAGATGTAACCAGACCGACTACCTCCTATGGTGGCTCGTTAATGGCTCCTATGCCGCCTCAAGCACCATTAATGGATCCGTACCAGTATTACTACCAACAGTACTTGGCATCGCAGAACCAGCCTAGGTATTATGCTATGGGGGGCATTACTGATATTGCTGCCCCTATGCAAGCGCCTCCTCCTGCAGGAATCGCTTCACTAAGAGATGGCGGCAATAGTAATTACCCGCGCCGCACGGGCCAAATAGCAGGACCGGGTACAGAGAAATCAGATTCCATTCCAGCTATGCTATCGGATGGCGAGTTTGTAATGACTGCTAGTGCGGTTCGTGGTCTTGGAAAAGGTAGCCGTAGAGAAGGCGCAAAGCGCATGTATGCTTTAATGCATCAACTTGAAAGAAACGCTGCACGAGGATAAGACATGGCAGAAGAAACCCAGATCGTCCGGGAAGCCCCGGAAATTGAGGCCTATAAACTAGGCCTCTTAAAGTCAGCTAAAGCGTTAGCGGAAACTTCTCCGCAGCTGCCTAATTATCAAATTGCTGGTTTATCTGGCGCACAGCAAAGTGCACTGACTCAAGGTCAGCAGGGCATTGGCGCGTACATGCCATACCTGACCGGAGCTTCTGGAATGCTTGGCGGCGCTACGCAACAGTTTAATCAAGCTGATGCGCAACGCTTTATGAATCCGTATCAGCAGCAAGTCATTGATCAATCGCTGCAGCAGATCAATCGTCAAGGCGATATTGCTAGACAAAATCTACAAGCACAGGCAGTACGCTCTGGTGCATTTGGTGGTAGCCGTGAAGGCATTCAACGTGCAGAGTTGGAACGTGGTTTAGCGGAGCAGCGTAATCAAACAATTCTTGGTGGGCTACAACAAGGCTATAC